GCTTTACGACATTAATCTTACTATCACCTTGCTTAGATGCTTCGTTACCATACATATTTTCAGGTAAGTCACCTTGCTTGTATTGCTTCATGATTGCCATTGTTGTTTTCTCCTATTGTTATTTTGTGTGAAATCTTATCCATTCTTTTAATGCAGAATGACATAAGAGTTCTGTTAAAAAGTTTCCGTAAGAATTAACTATAGTCTCTTCTTCTTTTTCTTTTAAATGATACTGATAAAAACCTAAATGTAATAACTCATGTATTACGACATTAACAGCATCTGGACCACCTGCTCGTATCATCTCTTCATCTAAATATATTTTGTAAGGAGGTTTTACTACAAATGTTCCTTGTGCTTCAGACACTTCATACATTAGTTCGTGTGGTACACATACTAGTTGTACTGTAAAAGGTCCTACTGTTACATACTTGGGTAACTTCATTAGTAACCAAATATGCTATCTGCAGGTGCAGAATCTTGTCTCTCTGTAGATGTTAAGAAGTCATTGCCTCTTTGTGATACAGGATGAATAGGTCTACTCATACATCCATACCTAAGTGCATCGTAAGCATGGTCATCTGCAGTTGTATCTACATCTTCAGGATTATTTTTATCAACAGGTAGCATCGGTAATGTTCTAATTAAATTTAAACAATTACTAAATATAAACATACTAGGATATCCTGTATCTTCATCTACCCTTAATCTTTTGTGAACTTCTACTTTACCTGCTATTCTACTTCTAGGACTTCTGTCAGATTGTCTCCAACGACATCCTTCTTGTATCATAGTTTCTGCAATACTAGGTCCTATGTCTCCTCGTCTTGCCCAAGTAGAACTATCTAGAATACCATATCTAATGTATTCGCCATCTTCCATTTCTAAAACTTTTCTTGCAAATATATCGGCGGTATTTCTTTTAGTGTATAGTTCTCTATATACAAATAAATTATTATCGTAATCTACTGCAAACCATAAACAACATGCAGGTGAACTATATCCCCAGTCTGCTGCTCTAAACCTCATCCAGTTTCTAGGAATGTCAAAAGGTTCTATCACATGAATCTGTCTATTAAATTCAGGGAATGAAGAACTTTCATATGCATCCCAATCACCCTCTAAGAATTGTTTCTTTTGTACTTCAGGTAAAGATGCCAACATAGCGTAGTAGTCATCTGTCTGCATTAGATAAGGGTTGTCTTGTAACTTTGCAGGTATAAACTTTCTTGATATTTTTTTAACACCCATAGGTGTTGGTATCTCTACATCAAATCTTTTGTTTGATTCACAAGGGTCAACAAACATTTCTTTTACCCAAAGTGAACCAACATTTCCCGGATTTCCTGTTGCTCTCATGTACACAGGTATTTCAGGGTCTACACTTCTTAGTGATGAACGAAGAAAATTATATATATCAGGTGTTGGATATTGTGGTAATTCATCTATACCAATCCAAGTATAAGACTGTCCTTGATATCTTAATGCATCAGTTAAGTTTTCTGCATATCCAAATTCTATTCTAGCACCTGATGGGAATCTCCATTCTTTTTCTTGTTCTCTCCATTTAGCTCCAGGATATGCTTTGGAATATAACTGTTGAGAGTGATTTATTAAATCTCTAAGTTCTGGCATTGTTCGTCTAATTAACAATGCTCTGTGATGTTGTTTATCACAATAACGAAGTGGGTCTACTAACATAGCGTAGGATTTACCACCACCTCTTGCTCCACCATAAAATACTTCTCTTTCTGATGATGCTAAAAAATCTGACTGTGGTCCTTGGTTAGGTTGAAAGATTACATCTTTTTCTTCAAAAGCTTTTTTTATTGTAGGCGAGGCTTCTTCTATATCTTTAGTATCTATAACTGTTTTAACTTTACCCTCTAAAACAATATCTAAATCTTTTATTTTTTTATTTTTAGTTTGTAGTTTACTTCTTTCTTTATCTAATTCTCTTTTAGCTTTTAATACTCTATCTCTTTGATAATCTAATTGTTCTCTAGCTGATTCTCTTGCTTTCTTTTTTATATTGTTTTTATTTACAATCTTATAAAAACCTTGTCTTGTAATTTTTCTTTTTGTTTTAGAATAAATATAATCTACACACTTTTGAAGTGACTGCCCTTTTTTGTGAAGTTTGATTGCCTCTTGTAATACATCTAATTCTTCAGGAATCGGAAGAACTATCTTCGGGTCGTCTTCTGATTTTTTATATCCAAAAGGAATTAATGTACCTCTTATTTTTTTAGGTTCATACATTCTTTGGCGGTAAGATAAATATTCCGTGTTGGACTTTGGCATTTACATCAATGCGTTCTGTTTTAGATATTCCAACTCTATCTAAAATTTGTTTAGCTGCTTCTAATCTAACATTAGCACCAGGAATACTTCCGTCTTCATCTAATGCATTTACCATTCCCATAACAGCTTTTGGAGAATGTGTAGCTAATACTGCTTCTGCTCTTTCTATTATTTCTTGTTTTAAAGATTTAACAACTGACTGATAATTACTCTCATCATATCCCGCAAGTTTAGCAGCCTGTCTTGGATTACCATGAGCATCACTAAATAAATGTTTTAAAAAACTTTCTTGCTTCTCTGTTATCTGTTTACTTTTTTCAGGAACTAACATTTCTTACCTTTTGTAAATGTCTCTCTGTTCTTTCTTTTAACCACTCAGGAGACTTTCTAATACCTACTTGTTCTTCTATTTGTCTTTCTTTCATTTTATCACGGGCAGCACTTATCATCTGGTCTCTGCCTTTATGTTCTGCTCTTTCAATAAAACTTAATCTTGGTGCTGTAATTATTTGTTCTATGTTTTTATCTTTTAATAATTTTTCTCTTTCATCAAAAGATAAAAGTTCATCCCAAACTTCTTTTGTTTTTTTATTTTTAAATGTATATAGTGGCATTACTTTACTATCTCAAAATATTTTTTTTGATATGCATTTAGTTCTTGTATTGTATTTACTTCTGTGTCATGTTCACAAAGTTTTTTATATAATGTTTTATCACTCAACCAACTTCTACCATTCCAAAATTCAAATCCATCAAATCTAGATTTATATATATTTGACTTTTCA